GACTTTTCCCAATGGGTGGCACCTGCCATCGATAACCGAGACAACTGAAAGTGACGCTGACATTCCAGTTTTTACATTTGATATCGAACCAATTAATGTTAAGCGACACCTTGTAGTGCCCAGGCGTAATGCCCGAGCATATCAACGAGCGGTCTTGGATGAGGTCCGAGAGCGATTCGGTGTCATGCCGAAAACAGAAGCCAATGTTTTGGCAGTTCGTAAATTGGCTGGTGACATCATGCGACGTCACAACCTCATACCATCACAAACACAGTCCTTTCTCCCCATGATAGTTGCTGTGGCTTTCGTTCCCGATGAATATCAGGCCGAAGCCAATCGAGTTGCTAAGGGCTTCCACATGCGTAAACAGGAGTGGTTAGCCAATTTGGGACGCCGTCCTTGGCCTTTAGAGGTTGGATGGTGGACTGTGACTAAGGGGATTTGGCGCTAGGGACGCCCACCCAAGCGCACACCAGGGGTGTTTAAGAAGGTGGTGGTCGATGGAATACGTCATAAATCCACCCTCACCCATCCTGACCTAAAGGTGTGGCGTACTGGGGGGCAGTGTAGGAAAAGGAAGATCCACATCATTTCTGGAGTGTGTGAGTCTCGAAATCTTATAGTTAATGATCCAGATATAGGAACCTTAGAATGTGGTCTCTTAGAGAGACTATTTTATTGTAAGACACCAGATGGATTTCAACCACCACTGGTGCCAGATAAGGAATTACTGAATGGACGCTTATCCAATTTCCGTAAACTACTAGTAGATCTTGTAGGATATGCATCACCGAGGACCACTTCCCAAGTGGTAGACATGTACCGGGGACGCAAAAGAACGATCTACCAAGGAGCATTGGAAAAGTTACAAAAGTATGGACTTACACGTGATGACGCCTTTTCCGTGGTCTTCGGAAAGGCAGAAAAGGTTAAACGTGATAAACCTCCCAGGTCTATATATCCGCGCAAGCCTGCCTACAATCTCGTCCTTGGGACTTATTTAAAACATATTGAGAAGCGTATATATCGCGCAATCGATGAGATTTTCGGCGGCCCCAC